GCTGCTGGACGCGCGGCATATCGCCCCCCTCCACTGCCGGCAGGCTCTCGGTGGCGCGCGCCTCGTTCGGCGAGAACACGCCACCCTGCACACCCCTGACCAGGCCGTCGATCCGGTCCTTGAACGCGGAGCGCAACAGGTCGCTGGTGTCGAACTCGCAGTACTGGCCTTCGGGCAGGCCAAAGAACTTGTCCAGCGACAGCTCAACGTGGTTGAGCAGGAAGCCCAGCCCCGTCGACAGCCAGAAAGACATCAACGTCTCGGCGTTGGAGTAGGACTGCGTGCCGTCGTTGATGCCGATCATCACGCCAGGGATCCGCAGCGCGCGCGCGATGTCCCCGACGGTCAGCTTGAAGTACTCGATGAGCTGGGTGTCGCTCGCGTTGAGCGACATCGCTTGCCACTTGAGTCCAGCGGTCAGGATCGGCACCCCACCCAGGCGCAGCCCGGTCGACTGCTCCTGCCAGCGCTCGCGTAGCTCGGCCACCTGCTTGGTGGTCAGCACCATATCCGTGTTGAGCGTGCCGCTCGGCCGCGACATGTTGGCAAAGAACGCCTGCTGCTGTGCCGACATGCTCGCGTTCGCAGCGGCCGACAGCACCGCCGACTCCAGCGGCGTGACACCGATCAACGGATTGCGTGGCGTGTTGAGCTTGAGGTGCCAGATGTAGCGAGCCGGCACAACGCGGTCGGCCCAGTCACCAGGGGGCAACGGCGTCACGTCGTAGCCGCTGAAGTCGTAGAACACCTCCCGCGACACCGGGTCGACGCGCGGGTGCGCGCGATCCGGGAGCGGGTGCATCTCTTCGGGCTGGCCGTCGGCACCGCGCACCGCGAGCGCGTAGGCGTTGCCCCGATAGAACAGGGTCCGCACCTGATTCATCACGAAGTCCGAACGGGTCTGGTACTCGTTCGGGTTGCGCATCACGCGCGTGAGCGCCGACGACAGACTGTCGCGGCCGTTGTCCTTGCGCTTGCGCCAGTGGTAGAGCGACAGCATCGCGGCGGTCTGCGCATAGGCGCCGATGGCCGACTCCACTGCCGCGCATGAGTCCTCCGGCGTGTGGCCGGGGATGCCGGTCTGCCAGTAATTCCACGGTGCGTTCAGCGGGATCCAGCCCGAGTCCGCCGTGTGCGTCGCACGCTGCGGCGGATAGTCCAGGGGCGCGGCCTTGGTGCGGCGACGCGCGCGTGGCTTGGTGGCGGGGACGATTTCGCCTGCGGGCTTACGGGCCATGACCGCGCGTCACTTCTTGCGCTTGCTGGTGGTGACCTTCGCCTGCGTGGCTGCCGGCGTCTCCGGCGGCACGACGGGCGTGACGGTGATCACCAGATCCTGTGCAGTGACGTGGCCGCCGTCGTCGTTGAGCAGCACGCGGATGGTGTGCGCGCCTTCGGTGAGCGGAGTCTTTGCGGTCTTGACGGTGTTGCTGCCAGGCAGGATCGCGAAGTTGCCTGCGTCGTTGTTGGCCAGCACACCGCGCACGGGCGGCGTGCCACCCGTCCACGAGATATTGCCGACGGTGGTGTCGACCGCGGCGTCGGCCACGACCGTTGCCGGGTTGAGTACGACTGCAGTGATCGGCGGACCCAGCGGGGTGTCGTCAATCACGGCGTACATGTCGTAGACCTCGAGCGCCGCACCGGCTGCGATCAGCACGCCAGCCACGGGCTTGTCGACGTCAACGAATCCGAGCGGGCCGGGGTGAGCGGCGTGGCGCGTGTGCTGCCAAATCCACATGGGAGTGCCCTCAGAAAAAAAGGGGCTGCACCATCAAGGTGCAGCCCCAGACCAGGATCACCACGCAACGCCATCAACGATGGAGATCATTCCGGCGCGGCGCATTGCCCATGTGACGTCATGGATGAAGCGGATACCGATCGTTGCGGTCTGGAAGAACGACCGAACCGGTGCGGCCGGCGTCGGGGCAGCAGCAGTGCCACCGACAATCGGCAGGACAGCGGCCTGCTCCTGCTCCATGTGAACCGTCGCGGTGTCGGACACCTCCCACTCGACCGCACCATTGGCCGACGCGAAGTCGGCGACGTCGATCAGCCACATCTGATCGGCCGGGACGTTGGTCGACACGACGTACTCGTAGCCGAACAGACGACCCTGAGCCAGCTCGTCGCGGTAGATGAACGTACCGGCGGCGGCCTGCACCGACTGCAGCCCGATCAGGCGAGCCGGGTTGAGCAGCCACACCAGGCGACGACCACCGTTCGCAGCGAGGATCGGCGACAGCGCAGCGCGCAGATCGGCTTGGATATCGGCCGCCGTGTTGCCGCTGGACGGGATCACCGCCACGCCGTTCGCCAGGCCCGCCGGACGGATCGCCGTGCCGGCCAGATCGTCGAGCAGCTTGGTGTCCAGGGAGATCGCGGTGTCGAACAGAATGCCTTCGCGAATCACCTGCTCGATCTGCGGATTCGACTGCTTGGCGAGTTCGCGCGTGAAGGTAGAAATCACTGCCATCTTGTGCGGAGCCAGCGTGACGCTGGTCAGACCGCCCTGTGCCACCCTGATCGGGGCACCCTCACCGACAAAGTCGCCCGCGAGGTTCGGCGTCGACAGGCGCGACGGCACCTTGATCGAACCGGCACCGCGCTCAAACACCAGGCCCAGGCCCATCGCGTTGAGTCGACCGAACACCGAGATCGGAGCCAGCATCTCCAGCAGCTCGGCCACCTGCACCTGCACCAGCTCGGCAGCCCAGCCCACCTGCGTGGTCGATGCCGGCGTGGCGGCGGTCGCCTTGATGTACGTCGCCAGCGCGCTGTGCCCCGGATACCGGGCCTCGACCACCTTCTCGATGGGTACCTTCGCGCCGTTGGCGATGACCGCGCAGACACCGGCCTTGAAACACAGGTCCGCCTTCTGCTTGTTGCGCAGGACCGGGGCAACGTGGGTGTCGCGAGCCGGTGCCGGATCGCCTTCCGGGTCGTCGTTTGACGCGCGGCCGGCCATTGCCTTCTCCGCCAGGCGCAGCGAAGCAAGGTTCTTCTCGACCGACTCGATTTCCTCGGACAGCAGCTCGACGTCTGCGCGCTCCTCGTCGGACATTTCGTCCCCGAGCTGCTCCGCCTTCTCGGCCATCTGGTCCTTCAACGCGACGCGCCGCGCCTCGGCGGCTGCGATTTTCTTGGCAATGCTCATGGGTTGGCCTCGACCGGCGACAGCCGGCGGTACGGAACGCAGGTGAGCGCCAGGTGCGGCAGGGGCAGGCGGCGTGCGCGACGGGACCGGATACGCTTTGACAGCGAGGATGGCGGCTGCGCCATTGGCCGGGATGGTCACGCACGACAGCTCCAGCCATTCCCAGGACTCGAACTTGCGTCCGGTCTTGATGGCCGTGGAGCGGAGAGAACGGAAGCCGATAGACACGAAGCGGACCAGGCCCGCGACGAGCTTGTTGTAGATGTTGTCGATGGCCGTGAACTTGCCTTCCTCGGGCAGCTCGGCCGTGAACTTGATTCCTTCGGCGGTCACAACAGCCGACACCACGTTGCCGATGGGGAACGTGGAGTCGTGGTCGATCAGCAGCGGGAGTGGGAGCTGGAACACAGCACCGGTCGGCACGACGACGTCGCCGACACGGTCAACGTCAGGCGTGGTCGCGATGCCCTCGATCCGGCGCTTCCCGCCGTCGGCCGGGAGCGCGCGAATCTGCGTCACGACATCGACGTTGTATTCGACGAATTTGGTGTGCTTGTGGTTGGGCTGCACGGCGGCGGCGTCCGAGTGTGGGCCTCGGGACCGCAGCGTCCTGCGTTACTTGGTGCCAATGGGCACCACGCGCCCAGCGACCACGTCCTCGTAGAGCTTCGCGATGGACGTCACCACGTCATAACCGGGGCGCACACCCCGGTCTCCGGCGACCAGGCGGCCGACGTACTGACGGGAAAGACGGGTGTGCTGGACGATCTGCGTGCGCGAGATCGCCTGCGACTCGCAGAACGCGAGCATGGCGCGAACGTCGACAGGGGTGCGGCGTGGCATGGGGGAAGCGCCGGCACGGTGGAGGGGGCAACGCAATGGTGAGGCTTCGCGCGCGCGCGCGTAAGCGGACAAATTTACCGGGTCACGGTGCGCAGTCGAGGTAGGCGCGCATCACCTCTGCGGCCAGGGCCGGGACGATGGCATTTCCGTAGGCGCGCAGGCGTCCCACGCGAGCGGGAATCCCATCAGCCAGCATGCGAACGCCGGGTGCAATGCGGCGGGCTCGGCCGTCGTGGCCGGCGATCCAGTGGTGCGCCCAGCCTGTGCCACCGCCATCACCTGCCGGGGGAGCTGGTCGATCCGACCCCGGCCGTCCGGTCGCGCCAGGGCCATGCCCGGCGAGTCCTTCCAGTCGCGCGCGCTCGCCGTGATCCACAGCGCGGTCACCAGCGAGGATCCACAGACGATCACGCGCGTGCGGCGCGTCGACTGCGCAAGCCGGGAGTGAAACCGCCCGGCCGGCGTAGTCGATCCGGTCCAGGTCAGCCATGACTCCGTCGAGCCAGCCCGCGCCAATCGCATCCGCAACCTGCTCTCCCAGCCAGACAGGGGGCCGGCAGGCACGCAACAGTCGAAGCTGGTCGGGCCAAAGGTGCCGTTCGTCGTCGTCGCCGGCTTGCGCGCCAGCACGCGAGAACGGTTGGCAGGGGCACGATCCGGTCCAGAGCGGACGGTCGAGGGGCCACCCAGCAAGTCGGGCTGCGAGGGGCCATCCACCGATCCCGGCGAAGAAATGGCAGTGGCCGTAGCCGCGCAGATCCTCGGGCTGGACATCGGTGATGCTCCGGGTGTCGACATCCCCCGGCGGGAGATGGCCGGCGGCGATCAGGTTCCGCAGCCACGCGGCGGGGTACGGATCCCATTCGTTGTAGTAGACCGGGAGGCCCATGGCCGACCACGAAAAAGGGGGCACCTGATGGTGCCCCCTTGGGGTGGTGGTTCGTAAGCGGACAAATTTACCGGCGATCCGGCGTCTGCTCCAGCCGCCAGCCCTTCGACGCACAGTAGGTGACCACCTGCTCCGGGTGCCAGCCGCGCATGTACTTCAGGATCGGCGCGAACTCGACCACGCGGTAGTTGCGGAC